TGTGAATTGATCATTAAATTCAAACAACGAGAAACGTGCTGCACGTGAAATTGCTTTTTCAAGAACAATAAACAAACGACGAACGTTAATACGATCAAATGCACTTGGCTTGCTCAGTAATGTTTTATCGCCAAATAGAACTGTACCTTCTCCTGGGAAAGAAACAACAGGATTTACACCAACAGAGTACAAGTCATCACGATTTGTTTTTGTTGGATTCCAAGCAAGTTTTACAACATTCTTGATAACGCCACGATTTAGACCACCTGGTGAGAACCATGGATCACGCTCTTGATCTGTTCTTACGCATAGACCAGCAATGTCACCGTTTAATGGTACCCAACGATAAACATCACTGTATTTGTCGTATTGATATTTGTAACCAGAATCTAGAACTGCATATGAAGATGATGTAAGTGAATTACGGAATGTAGTAATGTCACTAACTTCATTACCAGAATTGTCCACAACACTTGCTTTGGTTGGTGAAACAAATGCAACGCAATCTTTACGTGTTCCTACAATATTGTCAATAACATAACTTGAAATTGTAGAATTACCTGTGCCAGTTACACAGAGTGAAATGTCTACTGATTCTGCATTCTTGAATTGGTCCCAGCTTGTAGTAATTTGTGAAGTATCAACTGTACCATCTGCTCCACCAGACAACGAGAACGTTACATTACCAGTTGTGTTTGCAAAACTAGATGCATTCGCTGATGAACCCCATGCTGTTCCTACACCAGTATTTTGTGTTGGATGTGACAACCACCAAATATATTTTGACTTAGATTGAATTACATTCTTGTAGTAATTTGAATTTCCAGAGTCATCTTTAGCGTCAGATGCTTTCGAAACAAATGAATATTTTTCAAGAACTGTGCCTTCTGTACCACTAAACAATCCATCTTGGTCTACAACAACAACATGAAGTTCGTCAAACGAACCATTTCTTGCTGCTACATAACTTGAATTACTTGGTGCAGATGTAAATTGAGTTTTATATGCCCAAGTTGAATATGATGCAGCATCAGCCATAGAAACGCTTAATGAGTTACCTAAAGCACCAGCCCAACGTGCGCCGAAACCGTTATAAGAATTTGCAGCATATCCTGTATGATTTTCTTCATAATCGCTTTGATTTTTAATCAACAAACCAGTACCGTTTGCTGTAGCATTCAAAGTAGATGATGAATTGAATGCACGAACGACTTTTAGATTATTTCCGTATGCAAGAAAGTTTGCAGCAGAGAACCAGTATTCATAATTTGTGCTATCTGGTTTACCAAATGAATCGACTAAACGAACTTCATCGGAAACAGTTGTAACTTCACCACATGGTCCCCAAGCAAAAGGTCCTACAAAAGCACCTGTAGAAGTGCCCACTGAAGGAATAACTGTAGTCAGGTCAATCTCTGATACATTTACTCCAGGTGATAATTGAAATGCCATTGGATTTCTCCTTTATTGTTTGGGTCAATTTTCTTTTTGTTATTGTATTTAGTTTTTTATAAATTTGATGATAAATAGCCAGCTGGAGGCTCCCATAAATCTCCATCAGCAATCTCAGCTTCTCTAGACAATCCATCTTCAATAAAACCAAATGGAAGCATGTTTTCTTCTCCAAGCATGTTTTGCTCTTCTAGCATAATTTTACGAATGTCAATTCGTGTCTCATCTTTGAAAAACGCTTGCGCTGTCAACCAAGAATATACCACCAAACCCATAACGATATCATCATTATTGCCCTCTTCGGCAGCATAAGTATCTTTGGTGCGAACAAATGTGTTCAGTTCAGCTATGGTGTTAAAATCATTGATAATTAGTTTGTCATTTTCTATCAATGTTTTTAAGTTCGCACAACCAATTTTCTTGACTGATTTGGTGGTTTTAATACCAAAAGCCACTGAACGTTTGAATCCAGATGAGATACTTTGACCTTTGATATGATGATGCTCAAGTCTATAAATGTTTCCGTACTCCAAATCATAATGTAGTATGTCCACCACCTGCTGACCGACATTATTGGTTTCAATCAAAACATAAGCTTCATTATAACGATTTGCCAATGCATAAATTACCGTAGGTAAAAACATTAACGGTAATTTATTATTACGATACAGTGCAACTTGTTTGTAGGGAGCTTCAGTTGCATCAATAATATTGATTGTGTGATAGTCTAGGTTAACACCTTCCGAGCAGTCTACAGTAGCAATGTAGATTCTTCCTGGTTTAGGATTTTCATATATGGCTAAATGACCATCATCTTCAATACGCATTGGGTCATGGAACGCCATTGAGCGTAGTTTGGCACCAGATATTAGGGTAGCAGCCGAACCAATAAACTCAGTCTCAAACTCTTGTCGGAACTGTTCTTCCGAAGTGTTTCTTATCGTTTCTTCTTTCCACTTTTCATCTCGGCCTGGTACCATTGACCAGTGAACTTCAAGTGTTTTATATGTTGACCGATTTTCAATCGCATCTGTCCACATTTTATAAAACAGATTTAAGCCATTAGGCGTAGAAACAATAATTACTTTTGAGGATTTACCAGATGAAATAACAGGATAAGTAGAAGTGAAAAAGTCCACTGCCATGTTATGTGGAACGAACGCAAACTCATCAAGAAAAATTAAATTATATGTACCGCCACGAACACCCGCAGAAGATGTAGCATATGCATAAATCTTAGAACCGTTTTCTAATTCAATTGAACGTTTATTCCAGTTTATGATGCCTTGTTGAAGCCATGATGGAAGATATTCAAAAGCTTTCTGAATTTTGCCTAGGATGTCTTGTGCAAGTTGGAGTTTGTTTGCAAGAATACCAATAACATATTCTTCATTGAACAAAGCCGACCATAACATGTAACCAACAGTCGTAGTTGTTTTACCAACTTGGCGTGGCATCTTTGCAATACAGAAACGATTGTCATGAAATGTGCGAACCATGTTTTCTTGAAAGTCCCACATTTCAAATGGCACAAGACCACGGTCAACGTTGACAATCTTTACATAGTTTCGAATAAAATATACTGGGTCTTCAGCACATTTTGCTATTTCTAAAACTTGTTCTTCAGTATAGGATATTTCAACACCGGCTTTTTTTAACCGGGCATTACCAAGGTATCCGTCTTCCATTTTTTATCGTGTAAAACTTCTCAACATCCATCCGTGTTTTTGATGAGCATCTAAAATATCTTGTAAAAAGTTTCCTACTGCTGGCTCATCAGCAGCATCAGCAAGAGCAATTCCTGAACGGAGTTCCATAATAAATTTATCATTATCGTTTGCAAGTTCACTCATCATAATAAGTGGTGATGGAATAGCCACCAAGTCGTTGACTTTGGAAAGCTCAATCATTCTTGCCAATGATGTTGGAGTGTATGAACCTAATGCACGAATATGTTCTGCAATTGAATCTGTTTGGTCAAATACAGCATCATAGAATGTTCCTAAAAATCCATGATACTCTGCAAAATTAGGACCTTCTACATTCCAATGGAATGTGTGTGCTTTGAAGTACAAACCAAAATTTGTACCAAGAATAACTTTCATCTGTTCTATTAATTGTTCCATTGTTTCCTCAATTATTTGTTGGATTTAATCATTTTTACAAGTTCCGCTGTTGAACCAACAAACACAGCTTTATCTATGTTCAGATTTTGTGTTGATTCTTTTGGCTGTAATTCTTTTTTACGTTTTTGAAGTTCTAATAAATCTTTATTCATGTCTGCTAAACTCTTCATCATAGTAGCAAGAACTTCATAAGCTCTTGGAGATTCAGACTGATTTGCTACAGTAGTTAATTCTTCAAAAGATTTACTACCTTTTTCAATGAGTTGTTTAATATTTTCTCTAGCAAAGTTGGTGTCAGTATCGATATCTGTACCAAAATCCACTGTTGTCAATTCTTTTTTTGGTTGTTCTTTTATTTCAATTGGTTCTATATCAAAAATTTCGGATAAATTTTGATTTAATTTTTTCATGATAATGTATCCGGATATGTTATAATAGTTTCAGTAAAACCAAAATCTTCTTCTGGTCCTGCATTTAATGGGTCAGGTTCGGTAATAACTTTAACTGCTTTTACAGCATTTTGGTCAAGAGATTGAACAGCATATCTGGAATTTGAATAATCTCCAGTCAACACATAATTTGGCTGAAGAGTTTTATTTGCACCAGTAAGTATAATTTCACCTGTAGTTGTATTAGAAAAATAATCTACCGTAGCAACAAAATTATTTGCAATATCTCGAACAGTTTCACCTTGAGTCAATACTCCATAACCATTTGCAAAATCAACATATGCTTTTTGTTGTGATGTATTTGATAAATCAATAAACAATTGAGTATTAGCTCGTGTAATAAGATTGCCAGATTTGACTGGTGGCCAAATAAAGCCTTTTGCTGTAAAGTTTAAATCCCAAATAATTAAACGAGTTGTTCCATCAGCATCAACTCCCTCATAATCAACTGTAGATGATACGGAATTTAATATAATTGGAACGGTATATTTTTGATTCATCGATGGAATAAAATCCACAACAACACTAAAATCTGGTGTAAAGAATGGTAATATCTGTTCTAATATTTGAGTACCATCTTCAGTATTACGAACATACACAGATAAAGAAAATTCATAATTATATGGAACAGGAACAAATTGTGTTTTTACAGTCGAGTCTGTTTCACCTGCAAAGTTACGTAATGTTGAAACTTGTTTACGACTTGTATCGTATTCCAAATTTTCCAAATTAAAAGACATTCGAGGAACAAGAGTGTTGATTGTCTTAATTAAATTTGGGTCAGATGTTATTCGTGTTAGATATCTTTCTTTTGAACCATAAGAAAGTGGTACTTTTAGTTTTTCTTTTGGTGTACCTGCTTGAGTATAACGAACAATTTCAAGGTCGTTAAAAAGTGTACCAAAAGTTACGACCATCTTTCGAATGGTGCGATGATAAAACTGTGCGTTACCTAACATTATGGCTCACCAAAAGGATTTGTTTCTGAAAAATCAATAATACCATCTGATGCTGCCTCAATACGAGCATTATCAATGATATCTTCAAATGCATTATTTTGTGTTTCCGTATCAGAAACTAATGTGATACTCCAATTTGCTCCTGATGTATTTCCTTTTACAGCCGAAGTGTCCACAAAACTACCTTGTGTTCTGTAAATGTCAATATGTGTATTTGGAACAAAATCAAGAACAAGTGCTTGTGCTGTTGATGTAGCAAGAGTGGAACCCTGATAAACTATTTCATCATTAACAAACTTACCTGTACCGCCAGCAGCAAGAGATATACGAGTTCTTGGATAATATGCTCTTATATTGTTATCAATCTCAGCAACTCCAGTTTCAATAATTTCCGAAGAAAACACATATTGTTTCATTTTTAATGCATATACGTATACGTTGCCGCCACGACCACGACCTAAAGTATAATACATTGCTTGATTACTTTCATGTTCAACATAAGTAATCTCATACAGTCCAGTCATCATTGGAATATAAATTAAATCACCTTCACGTGGACGAGTCAATCCATTCACAGCATAACGGAAACGCAATCTTGAAACTAGAAAAGTAATCTCATCACGAATCTCTAAACCAAATTTGGAAATAAAATCACCTTCACCTTCCATTCCAGTAACATTTTCAAGATACATTTCAATAGGGCAAGCTGTACGATATTCTTTGAGAACGTCTTCGCCAAATAAGTAATCTACTTCATCTCTTGTAGTTCTTGGTAAATAATATACATCCAATCCGTATATTTTAAGTGCTTCAATAACCAAATCTTCCACCAATAACTGTTCTGGAGTAACGGAATTACCATTACCTAAACGAGATGGAAAAGGATTAAAATAAAAATTAGTAGCCACAATTATCCTATAAATATTTCAGAAGGTAATGAACCCATTTGGTACATTTCTTCTTCCATAGTTTTAAGCTCTTCTTCAGCTTCTTCATATATTTTTTGACCATTCAATGTCACACCACCCGGCATTTGAATACCTTCAAACTTTTTCAAATTATTACCCCACTGTTGTTTGATTTTTGCAGTAGCATATTTTTTTAGAAAACGGTCATTGTAAATATCTGTTAAACCATCAATTGTCACAGTCGAAGCTGTATGCGTTTGTGTTGGTGGTGAAGCTAAAGTTAAACTTGTTGGTGAAGCGATGTTCTTTACTTGAACAGATTCTCCCCCAATATTGATAAAATCAAATGGAACAATTTCTTGGTCAAATTTTGTTCCTGTTCCTACGATTGTATTTGATGATGGACTACCTGCAACTGTACCAGTTAGAGTTACAGTATCTGGACTTAAAACACGATAACATTCCACAATAACATAATCTCCAGGCTCAACGTCACGTGTCCAGTCAATGTCTAAGAATACTTTGTTTTGATGACGATTGAAACGAAACTGTGGAGTTCCTGAGAATAAAAGATTTAATGTACGTAAATGTTGCATTGTAATTTCATATGACACATATGATACTGATGTAAAGTCATATAAGTCATGTAAACGTAACTGATAACGCAAATCAAACATATTGATTGACGCATTTGATTGGTCAAATGGAAATATTCCAATAACAAACTGAACGGCATCAGGACAATAAATCCATTGACGTTCAATGTCTGCTTGTGTGATTTGATGTTTCATGAACAGTTTTTCTGTTCCATCATAATGGTAATCACGCCAAAAAGATATTGCATCATCAATACGGTCTTCCACTTGGTCATCATCAACATTAATTTCGATAACCGGAAAACCTAGCTTGCGTAGGCAATATTCTTTAAATTGTTGTCTTGTACTTATTTTTGCCATTTTTCGTTAGTTATCTTTGATGTTTGATTTATTGTTTCTAATAAAACTTGTTGACTATTTTCATTTGCCTTTACCATCTCATTTCTAAAGCTCTCAATCGCAGCACCTGTTTGTCTTTGTTGTTGACTATTTTCTACTAGTAAAACAGGAAACCAAGTTATTGCACAATTCCATTCGTCAATTTCAGCTCCAGTATTTGGATTAGTACCTCTAATCTGAGTGAACCAACTGCACTGAATACCAATACAGTCTTTTTTAATTAACGGACAAAAATTACCAGGTTTAATTTGCATAGTATCTCCATTATCAAGCCCACTGTGGATCTGGTACCACTGGCCAATCTATTTCACCACCAACAGGATTAAAAAATATCTGACGAATCAATGTTCTATAAGCGTCAAAATCTGATTTATTTAGTATGTTGACATCAGGAAGATAAACATAGTCTGTCATGAACAATTTTACTCTAGCTATTTCTTTATTGTCTTCAGCGGTATTTACATATGGTTGTTTACGTATTTCGTCTTTTTCTAACCACTCTTCAACCAGAGGTAAATATTCATCAACAGATGTTATTCTGGTATTTGGAGGAGTAACTTCATTTTCGTCTTTTGAATGCTGTAATTCACCGTAGCCTCTTGGGCCATACCAGTGAACGAAAGTAATATCAGAAGGCATTGTATTACTTAAATCGAATCCGTCAATGCAGTCACCATTTAAACAAACCACGCCATCTTCTTTTACAAGAGTTAAATTATAATCGTTTATGTTAATCATGTTAATCCTTCGTTGCTATAATTACATCAACATACTGAACAGCAAAATCCATTGCTGTTCCAGTAAATGAACCTGACCATGATGGATTTGTAAAACCGTGACCGTGTACCGAACCCGAACCTGTTCCAAGTGTGGGTGATGTCGCAGTTCTGTTTGTAGTACCAGTAGCGGAACCACCAATACGTGTACCGGTTGTAGTCATCGTTGCAACGGATGACATTAATTGTTCGGTGTGTGCGTGAGATGCTAATTGTGCTTCTGTTAGACCCGAATCGGAAACAGCACCACCCGAGTTAGTACCAGAAACAGTACCAGCCGGTGTTCTACTTGTAAACACTGAAGTAAAGTTTGTTGTACCTCCACTACTAGCAGTTCCAGTAACTACTCGTAATGCTTTATTATCATGTGTTGTTGATTTTGTCCAACCAGTTGGTGCTGTCGTTTGAACAAATAACATAGCAGTTCCACTAGGAAAAACAACAGCACTATTTGCCACAGAAAAAGCTGCATTTGCTTGAATGAATCCTGAATTAGCATGAACGAATGCAGCATTGGCTTGAGTAAATCCTGAGTTTGCATGATTGAATGCAGCATTAGTAAGTGCAAAAGAAGTATTGGCTTGAATGAATCCTGAATTAGCGTGATCAAATGCAGCATTGGCTTGAATGAATCCTGAATTAGCGTGATCAAATGCAGCATTGGCTTGAATGAAACCAGAGTTTGCTACAATAAACCCTGCATTTGCAAAAATAAATGTTGAGTTCGCATAATCAAATGCTGCATTAGCATGTATTCCAGATAAATCTACACCAAATGTTATTTCTTTAGTTGTTGAGTTGTAGTATAATACATCATCAGAACTCACGTTTCTCAATGGATCAACAAAGAACCCAGTTGTAGTAGAATCTAATTGTCCATTAGCGGAAATAATAATACTGTTATCATTTTGATTTAGATATCCGGCACCCACGCCGATAGCAATAGCACTATTACCTTGATTTGTTTGGCCTGCCACTGCGCCAATAGCAATTGCCTGGTAACCTTGATTCATTTCGCCTGCAAATCCACCAATTGCTACTGAGTTTTCACCCTGTGTACCTGCGCCTGCATAGTAGCCAATGGATACTGCGGTATTACCTTGAGTGGTTTCACCGGCTGCGGATCCAATAGCAATGGCACTCTCTCTTTGACCTACAGATCCCGCACTGGATCCAATCGCCACCGTGCCTACACCTTGAACTTGTTGACCCGCATTATAACCAATTGCGGTAGCAAACTGTCCTTGGAGAAGTTGACCTGCATTATAACCAACTGCAATTGCCTGGCTACCTTGGTCTTGATATGCTGCGCCGACTCCTAACGCAGTACCATAAGCTCCCTGGTTACTGAACCCTGCTTCTTGGCCAATAGCAATGGCATAAGTACCTTGATTGTCACTACCTGCGCCAGCGCCAACTGCTGTAGCGTATTGTCCTTGGTTATTGGCTGTGGAACCAATAGCAATATTAGATAATGATTCCAAATAAATTTTTACGTCAGTATTACTATATGTTACAGATGCAATTGTGATTGTTTTTGTGCCAGAGTTTGTATTGATGATAATATTATTACCAGCAGTAATAGTTAATGTGTCTGTATTACTTGCTGGTGTTATACTGACACTATTTGCGGATATTGTTGTAAACCCTGTTTGTACTACACCGTTTGCTTTATTAAATGCGGAATTTGCATGTATGAATGCGCCATTAGCTAATGTGAACGCAGCATTTGCATGTATGAATGCACCATTGGCTACTGTAAATGCACTGTTGGCATATTCACCTGTTGCATTCTGAGATTGATAAGCAGAATTTGCGTGAATAAACGCAGAGTTAGACTGAATGAATCCAGAGTTTGCGTGTTTGAAACTTGCGATTGCTAAATTTTCTGCAATATTGGCAGTTGCAAATCCTGCTTTAGCTTGTTCGTTTGTACTGTTGGCAAGATTTGCACCAATAGGATAAAACTCTTTTTCATATGCTTCGAAAGTGTTATATACTGCCCATGAGTTGGCAGTTTTATTTGCAAGAAGAATATGGCCAGCTGCACCAGTGCCTTCGTATGCTAACCATTCATTAACAGTTTCATCCCAAAGAATATATGCATTAGGTGATGTGCCACGATTGACAATGATTGCAGCATTGAGTGAAGGTTCACCAGTAACATTTGCACTCAAAATTACATTGTTACCACCAACAAATAGTTGGTCTGTAGTAATTGTTTGAGCATTGCTAATTACAAGATTTCCTGTAATAGTAAGATTACCTGTAAACAAACCATCACCAGCAACATGTAGATTTGCTTGTGGGCTGTCTGTATCAATACCTAAACGATCATTAACATAATCCCAATATAGTTTAGTTGGGTCCTGATCAATTGCACCATTTCGACCAAACAGAATAGCGCCATTTGATTTGTTCTTGCCTTCCATCAAATGAATATTGACAAGAATAGAACCACTAGATACATCAGAAGTTAGAATATAACCTACAGCAATAGGAACATTTGGTGGTGCAGGTGGTGTAGTTTGATAATCCCCAGGAGTTGTTGATAGAAATAATTCTTGACCAGAATTAAACAACGAAGTGTTAATGTCATGAATTTCACCAGTGGCTAAAACATATCCATATGAATTGTTTGCAATTGGTGCGATTGTGAAGCCAATTGCTTCTGCATTTTGTGCTGTATCAGCAGATGAAAGTATAATGGAAGGAAAACCATTTGTTGATACATCGTTACCAATTCTTACAACTTTACCTTTGTTGACTGTAGAACCTGTATTGTTCCAAACACGAATAAAACTTTGTCCTATTTGAATCGTTTCACCAGAATCACCATAGAACGCAACCGATTTTTCATAATTATCATAAAATAAACGACCTTCATTTATTGCAGGAATACTTGGTGCTGTGTTTAGGTCAATGTAAGAACCAACAAAAACATTTTGCGTTGTTAGATTAGCATTGATTGTAACATTAGCTGTAATTATACCACCAAGATTCGCATTCAGTGAATTGTTTGCTCTTACAAATGCAGCATTAGCATATTGACCAGTTGCATTCTGTGATTGATAAGCAGAATTGGCATGTATGAATGCAGAGTTCGCTTGAATAAATCCAGAATTGGAATGCTCAAATGCAGAATTAGCATGTATGAATGCAGAATTTGCATAAGAACCGGCTGATACTGCTTTACTATTTGATATGTTTGCTGCAATAAATGCTCCATTAGCATATATGGCAGCAGAGTTTGCTACATGCGAGGGTGTATTTGCTCTTACAAATGCTCCATTAGCATATATGGCAGCAGAGTTTGCTACATGTGATGGTGTGTTGGCTGCAATTGCAGCACCATTGGCAAAATTAAATGCAGAATTAGCACGTATAAATGCTGAGTTTGCATATGAACCAGCAGACAGTGAATCTTGTTTGGCAATATTAGCAGCAACAAAAGCACTATTGGCATATACACTAGCAGAGTTCGCTACATGTGATGGTGTGTTGGCTGCAATTGAAACACCATTTGCAAAAATAAATGCAGAATTAGCATGTATGAATGCAGAATTCGCATAAGAACCGGCTGATACTGCTTTACTATCTGATATGTTTGCAGAATTGAATGCAGAGTTGGCATATACACTAGCAGAATTGGCTACATGTGATGGTGTGTTTGCTGCAATTGAAACACCATTTGCAAAAATAAATGTTGAGTTCGCATAATCAAATGATGCATTGGCTTGTGTTAATGCAACATTGGATTGTGCAAAAGCTGAATTAGCATGGTCAAAAGCAGAATTTGTTTTTATAAATGCAGAATTTGCATGTATAAATGCACTGTTGGCATATTGACCTGTTGCATTCTGAGATTGATATGCACTATTTGCATGAACAAATGCAGCATTAGAATATTGACCCGTCGCATTCTGAGATTGATATGCTGCATTCGCATGAATAAAACCAGAATTTGCGTGAATGAATGCACCGTTTGCTACTGTAAATGCAGCATTAGCATATTCTCCTGTGGCATTTTGAGACTCATATGAAGAGTTCGCATGGACAAATGCAGAGTTTGCTTGTATTAGTGCTACATTTGATTGTGCAAAAGCAGAGTTTGCATATGCACCTGCACTAATTGCCTTACTATCGGCAATATTTGCAGCAACAAATGCACCGTTAGCATAAATTGCAGCAGAGTTTGCCACGTTCGATGGCGTATTAGCTGCAATTGAAACACCATTTGCAAAATTAAACGAAGAGTTTACATGAATAAATGCTGAATTTGCTTGAATAAATCCAGAATTAGCATGATGATATGCTGAATACGAAAATACATTTACGGTGTTTGCAAAATTAAATGAAGAATTCGCATGAATTAACGCAGCATTGGCATATTGTCCTGTGGCATTTTGAGACTCATATGAAGAGTTCGCATGATTAAATGATGCATTGGTTTTTATAAAACTTGAATTGGCATGTATGAATGCACCGTTTGCCACTGTAAATGCAGAATTTGCATATTGACCAGTTGCATTTTGTGATTGATAAGATGCATTGGCATGATCGTATGCAGCATTGGCTTTTATAAATGATGCAGTAATCCCAGTGAGTGTGCTGTTTGCAGCCTCGAATGCGGAGTTAGCACGGTCTAATGAATTAATTGAACGAAGATATGTATCATATCCACCAATTGGAATCGTTCCTGTTCCGTTTGGGCTTCCTATGAATAGGGTGTTACTTGAATAAGAATATGCGGGTTCACCAACATTTAAAGATGCTGGTGTATTTGTTACTAATGATCTTTTTATTTGAATGGGTGTATTTGCCATATTTTAGAATTGGCCTCCGTCAACCTTCTCAATAACAGCAATAGGAATTTCAAATTCGTAACGATTATTTGCTGAGTTGAAAGCTAAGAATCTTCCATCTTCAACGCCAACGGTTGACACATCATTTATTTCTGATAATGAGATATTCGGTTTTGGTTTAAAGTCTGGAGAAGTGAGCGTAGTACGATTTGGTTGTTGAACCGTAATCGTACCGAGAGTATTATTTCTAAGAGAAACCGAACCTAAATCTAATGACATAATTTACCTCGTTACCGAAGGCAATACAATCGCAATTCCCTCAATCACTCTAGTCTTAGAATTATCTACTGAATTTGTGATTACCAAGTCATATACATATCTTCCTGGTGTCAATACACCAGTGTTTGCGGCAGTCATTGACAATGTTATTTGTCCATTGGAATTGCCCGTAACAATCGCACTAAGAGTATTAGCGGATGAAGAATAATAAGATTTGCGTAATTGGGATGATGCGGTATAAGTTGAAAGATTAACCGCATCTCCTTGTGCGTCATTGACTGTGACTATGGATGTTAGATTTGCACCCTGTTCAATCGTTAGTTCTAGATAAGCAGCCAAGTTAATTCCCCTTTTTAATGTACTATTTAGTCAAAAGGGGAATTAAACTGGTTAACTTCCTAAAGGTAATTGTCCAGAAGGCGCGGCTGATATAGACGCTAAAATTGGATTAACAGTGACTACTGTTCGTGTAAAAAGCGTCATTAGTATTCCACTCATTTATATTCCTTTAGCAAAAACTACGGTTTCGTCATCTACAAAAACAGCATTCATTAGACATCTTGGGGGGAATTCAATCAGGGTACATTTCTTTGCAACACCAGAACGATATGTATTGAAAATGTTACTATGTATTGTTAGAAACTCTTCACTATTGTTAAACAGTATTAGGGCATCACCTTCAGAGAATTCCCCATGTTCTATGATTATGTGAACACAATTCACAACATTAACTAGTTTGTTGGCATGTTCTTTCTTTAGAATCATTATTTAACAGCTTCCAATCTGAAATTTTTACCTGGATGCTTTCCTATTGGTTGCAATATTTTAATGTCTTTAAATCCAATTACTTTACACAAATCAGTAAGTGATTGTGGTGTGTAACCCCAAAGATGTGGATATAACGCACCTTTTTCCCGTGTCTCAGCAGATTCTTCTTCTGCCGCAGCACCAAAAATACATGTCATCAAAGTTCTTTTTTCAACCTCATCTTTTGATTGAATATAATCTCTACACATTTCATCAAAATTCGGAGTTTCTAAAACAAGTTTACCGGAAGGTTTTAATGTTTTGTGCCATTTTTGCAGAATCTCTGGCGCACGATGTTGTGGCAAATGTTCAATTAAATGACTTGCAAGAATTTCGTCTGTAACATTTTCTGGTAAATCCATTTTTAAAACATCTACTTTAATGTCGGCATCTTTATTGTTTTTATCAACACTCAGATATCCTGGAATCTTGTCACCGCCAGAACCCATATTGAAACGGATTGGTTCTTTTTTATCCAATTTACTTTGAATGAAAGATTTGTAACTTGTGCCATCCGGCAATCTATCAATCCAACGACGGTCAATAAACTCTTTATCATCCAATGTTAGTGGACGAGTTGGTTTAATATTTGTATAATATTTTGTTAAATCAACGGAAGGATGTGCTGTATACATGCCTGTTGCTAAGTCCATATGTAGACATTGAACATCTGTATTTACAAGAAGCTTTGTTCCTCTCTTGTGTAGACGATGCACAAAGAAGTTATCTTCACCGATAAATGGAATTTCGTCGTTGATGTTATTACCAATACAACAGAAAGGAAGTTCTGGTTCTTCTTCTTTCATTTGCTTGAGCAAATCAATCGGAACTAACATAACATCCATACCAGTTTGCCACGCTTCAATGACTTGACCGGGATCAACATTAGGAATAGTAATCCAATCTTCTTCACGAACCATAATCATAGCATCGGAGCATTTAATATAATAAACTCCTGTAACAACTGCTCCAGGATTCTCTTCAGCAGTTTTCATAAGCTTTTTAAAGCCATCATAAGGAAGTACAGTATCTTCGCCAACAAACAAAAGATACTTAGCACCGCTCTCTAATGCTTGTTCAATAAGATAGTTTCGTGCAACGTCAACTTTTTCACCGCCAATGTTGCAGAAACCGTGAGAGAATCCCATCAAATCAATATGAAGACCCTCATAACCGTCAAAATTTTGTGCAGGTGTTTCTTTTAAGTCTCTTCGCGGCTGTGCAATTACAACATACGGTTTGATTGTTTTAGATTCACTATAAATCTCTTTCATTGTGTTAATGATTTTGTCTCGATTATACATAATTTCCTCACGTTAAAAAATTAATATTTGTTAAAAAATGGCGATAAAACTCGACCTGGCGATATATTTATGCCCGTTGAAATCTTCTGTCCTATGTTTCCAGAAAAAGGAGCAAAATGAATATCACCATTCTGTGCAAGAACGCCTCCATAATGTAGCTGAGTTCCAGTAGTAATTAGAGAATAAGTTGTTACAACGCCATCAGCAGACACTTTTTGTCCTACGATTGCACTAAAACGAATAAAATGAATATCACCATTAGGTGCAAGAACACCGCCAGAATAAGCCGCACCAGTAGTATAAACTAAAGAATATGTTGATACGACACCAGCAGAGGATATTTTTTGCCCTCTGTTGGCACGATAAGGAACAAAATGAATATCACCATTCTGTGCAAGAACGCCTCCAAAAAATGCAGCATTTGCCGTTGTATAAACTAATGAATAAGTTGAAACAACACCAGCAGAGGATATTTTTTGACCTCTCTCAGCAAATGAAGGAACAAAATGTATGTCACCATTGGGTGCAAGAACGCCACCTGCATAAGCAACGGTTCTAGTGTATACTAATGAATATGTTGATACAACGCCAGCAGCAGATATTTTTTGACCTCTCTCAGCATTAAAAGGCACAAAATGAACATCACCATTTGGTGCAAGAACACCACCCAGATAACCAGATGTGAGTGAATAAACTAAAGAATACGTTGATACAACACCCGATGCGGATATTTTTTGCCCTCTATTTGCATCATGAGGAATAAAATGGATGTCGCCATTTGGTGCAAGAACACCACCCCAGTATGCACCTTGACCATCAACACCAGCAGTAGTATAAACTAACGAATAAGTCGATACAACACCAGATGCAGATACTTTTTGACCCCTATTTGCGAAACCTGGAACAAAGTGAATATCACCATTAGGTGCAAGAACACCACCACGATAAGCTTGAGAAGTTGTATAAATTAACGAATAAGTTGATACTATACCGCCAACGCCACCATTATCAAATGGCGTACCTCTTATAACACCCTGTCTCAATTCCCTCTCTAGACCACGCCATGAAATTAAATTATTCGTGGTTGATGCATCATCTGAAGTAGGTATGGTTCCCGGAACAAGTTCTGCAGGAAAAGTTATTGTAACATTTTTAACGCCAGCTGGAAAATTAATTTTTCTACCATTATCTTGAGAATCCGAAATTTCATCTCTGGTTATGGTAAACTGCACGTTTGAATAAATGTCTGGTGAACTTACTCGAATGGTACCTATTCCAACTTCCCAACGCGATCCACTAGTAACGAAATAATGAACTTTGTTATTAGCATCAGAAGCATTTAAAGTTCTATACTTGGATGTAGAGGTAGGAAACAATAATAAATCATTGTTACCTGTTGTAGCGGTTCCCATTTGAACCAAATCTCTGACAATAAATGACATATGTTATAACTTATTTAAGAATGAACCGAGTGCTATTTCACTATCTAGGGGTTTAGATAATGTGTATATTTTTTGTGATACGCCGTTTTGTCCTACTGGAATAAAATGAATATTACCATCAAAATCTAAAACACCAAAAGAATATGGTCCTTGATTTGCGCCCATAGAAATTGGTGTAACTGGATATGTAGATGCAACGCCATTTAAAGATATTTTTTGACCAATTCCCACACCCAAATCATCACGAGCTGCCCAAAATGGAACAAAATGAATTTCACCATTAGGTGCTAGAACACCGCCAGCATATGCATTGTTACGAGTGTATGCTAATGAATATGTCGAAACCACACCATCAATAGAGACTTTTTGTCCAACTCTTGCATCATAAGGAACAAAATGTATGTCTCCATTGGGTGCAATGACTCCACCAGCGTAGGCTTCAGTAGTAGTATATGCTAATGAATATGTAGACACAACACCTGATGCTGATATTTTTTGTCCAACAGGAGTAAGAAAAGGAACAAAGTGTACTTCACCATTTGGTGCAAGAACACCACCTTCATAATAAGCAAGGGTTCCAGTATTTACCAATGAGTATGTCGAAACTACACCAGTGGTAGATACTTTTTGGCCTATTCTTGAAGCCCAAGGCACGAAATGTATATCTCCATTTGGTGCAACAACACCACCAACAAACGCCTCACCTCTTTGATACACTAATGAATATGTTGACACAACACCAGAAGCAGATATCTTTTGTCCAACAGTTGCATCGTTAGGTACGAAATGTATATCGCCATTAGGCGCAAGAACACCGCCCCAATAACCTCCATAAGCTATAACAGAATAAGTAGAACTAATACCAGTTGGAGATAATTTTTGTCCAATATTTACATTATATGGTACAAAGTGGATGTCACCATTAACTGCAAGAACACCGCCACTGTATGCGTTTTCAAAAGTATATGTCAATGAATATGTTGATGGAATAGGAT